TTATTGGCGTTTAGTGTGTCTTTTCACCCACTTTACCACTTCGCCAGCAACATATCGAGGTCGTTCGTTTTTGTCTGAAAAGTATCTCGACTGTGGAAAGTCGCCTTTCGTAACAATGTATTTTACCGTGAAAGTATATGACTTGTTAAGGTATAAGGCAATCTCTTCAATGGTCATTAGGTTTTGACTGTTTTCTGTATAAGAGGCGAACGCTGCCATTTTTGATGCGTTCACAATCTCTTTTTCTGCTTTATCTGATAGAGTTATTTTATCCATAAAAGCTCCAGTAATAGCTATTATTAATTAAGAGGCTCAATACTGAAATAACTAGCACTTAATACAACGCCTTGCTGTATGTATTTGGCAGCAGGGAATATTTGTTTAATAATCGCTCTAGCTTTCTTTTCATTAGCTTGCCCATTAAAAGATATGGACAATATATCAGCACCGCTATGCTTGCTATACATAATTGATGCTTTGTCTTTGTCGCTTTTGAAACCAAGAGTTGGACCCCAATCAAGGTTAAATTCGAACCCGTGTTTTTCTAGCTTTTCAATGATTTCTTTCTTTTCCATGCTTATTTCCTTTTAAAATAAAAACCGCCCATAAGAGCGGTTATAACGATTTATTTTAGTTAGCCCACTTCATCTAACTTATCCCACTTTTATAAAAAAATGGGGGGAGAGGAGATTTAATGGGCTGTAAATGGGTTTTATCCCCCAAGATAAGGCTTAGGGCATTCCCAAATGTAATTTTTAAATTCTATACATTTATCTAAAGTTAATACGCCTTTTATGATTTCTAACTCTTGATTAAATGCTTGCCCCCATTCAAACCCATAAAACCTAAAATCAACATTAAATTTTTTGCTTAATTCAACCATTTCAGGAGGACTTAATACCCATGCAGCTGAGATTGGTACGACAACGATATACCCATTCTCCAGCTCATATCCCTCAATGATTTCATTTGAGTTGTCGCAAAAAACACGTCGAGCCCCTTTGATTGCTTGCTCTCTAATGTTTTTGATTTCTAGCGTGCCCAATTCATCAATGTCACACTCGCAACCCTCAATGCACTCCGTTAAAAAATGCGTTATATCAGCGGATTCGCCTCTAATTTTTAAATCTCCTACACACCAATTTGGCATAATTTATTCCTCCATTCGAATGGAAAACCCACCGTGACGAAATACAACATTATGATCATCCTCAGTAAGTTTTTTCATTAATTGATATGTTTTAGGACATCTGCCCGAACCTTTTTCTTCGTTGAGTAAACGCTCTAACTCATCCCAATGTTCCACCAGTTTTGCCCAAATTGGGGAAATCTCTTTCATCTTATAAAGATAATCTCGCATTTTCGGTACTCGTTCTAATAACTTCACGCAACGAGATAAATCGCTCGGATCAAACGGATAACTTTTACGTCTTGGTATCACATCAAAACCAATCACAAATGCCATACATTTACTACTCAGCCCAACATCGACATCATCAGCTAACCATTGAATAATTTTTTTCTGCATATTTACTCCATCATACTCTTCATAAAATCAAGCCATTTTTGAGCATCTTCTTTTGTGCGGAAGCAGTTTCCATTTTTTGCTGTATTTCTATCAAATGAATTAGTTTCCCAGTACTCATCTTCACATTCAATGGAGCCGCCAACAATGTAATAGTAATGCTGTGTTTCTTCCGGCTTAAACGGCTTAGGTAAATCTTCAATACTGATCTTTGCTGCCTCCAAGTTAAATTCTTTCATTTTCTTTCTCCTTAATTTTCATAAATAGCATCCAGTGCGTATTGTTTGCTTTTCCCGATTTATGCCCAAGAATTGGCATTTTATTTAAGATTGAAATAATCTCGCCAACTGACACTTGAGTTTCGTTCCACTTAAAAATAAGGGCGCCGAAATCATCAAGCACCCTCATACACTCATCAAAACCTTTTTTAAGCTGCGTTCGCCAATCCTCGTCAAGCCGTCCGTATTTTTTGACTAACCAAGATTTGTCACCACCTTTTATTAAGTGAGGCGGATCAAATATAACGCATTTGAAAGATTTATCAGGGTATGGCATATCAGTGAAGTCATGAATTACATCAGGCGATACTTCTAAATGTCTAATTTTGTCACGATCCTTAAAACTTAGTTTTTGTTTTCTTATATCTGCAAAAAGCACATTTGGATTATCCTTATCAAAGTAAAACATTCTACCGCCGCAGCAAGCATCTAAAATTGGTTTCATCTCATCTCCCTAAAACAAAAGGCGCTCACTTGGAACGCCTATTGGATTTGTTAAATATTGATTTACTGCTTAAGATTTACCACTGTCAAAATATCAACTAGCGGTCTCTGTAAACTAGCTTGGTGCTGATTATGGATATTATCTTCGGCCCATTGCAGAAAATCTTTTACATCAGTTTTTTTTCTTCCATTGAGTGATATATAGCACTTAGATAGCCGAATTAACTCATTTCTAGTTGTGCTATTAAGCAAAACCCAATACTTTTTGACATTTTCAATAGTTGTAGAGGATCGCTCATCAGTTGTTGGCATTAGATTGTATTTAAAATAATCTTCAAATAGATCTTTAAACAACGAATAAGGAATGCTCACATTAATCTCATTCATTTCTGTTCCTTGTTCTTATCTGTGTAATTAACTAACTCACGGATTTTCTCACGCACAAGTTCAAGAGCCTTTTCTAAACTCCGTTCCTTTTCGTGTAATTCCGCTAATTCGTGTTCTGCTTGTTTGTTATTCGTCATTCTCAACCTCAACAAACTCTCCATTGGCGTCAAGTGTGTACCATGTGTTTACCTTAATTCCGTTTTCGCCAACTTTAGACGCTTTGATATGTATCAGGTCGCCATTACTATCTCTGTAAACGCATACAATAGCGCCGCCATTATCCGCTTTAGATTTAGAATCACGCCCTGTCGTAATAGCAATCGAACCACACCCAGATACTTCAGATGCTGACCGATTGCCAGTATTTGTAGCTGCTGACCAATCACCAGTATTTGTAGCTGCTGACTGATAGCCAGTATTTGTAGCTGCTGACTGATAGCCAGTATTTGTAGCTGCTGACCAATCACCAGTATTTGTAGCTGCTGACTGATAGCCAGTATTTGACGTATTATCATCGCTCCAATTAATTTTATCTTTAATCCAGTCAACCGCTCGATTAATCATTTCTGGCAGTTTGATTTCTGTTTCTATCGTTATTTTTGCCGAGGCAATTTTCGTATCATCGCTATCTTTTGATGTTTCTCCATGCATTTTGACAACGGCAAAACGACTGTCTGATGGAGGATAATAACTAAAAACATCAAGAGGGTATTCGCAGGCGTGGAACCCACTTTCACAAGCTTTAACCGCTCCATCATGCTCAAAAGTTTTACCTATCTCGTATTGATAGTCTCGGCATTTAAGACTTTCATCAAATCCTTTGTATGCAATAATTTCTTTGTTTTCTTTTTTCATTTTTTTCACCTAAAAGAAAACCGCCTTATTTGGCGGTCTCAATCATTTTTAATACTCGGCTTTTGCTTTCTTTCACAAATAAACTCTTTCCGTCTGTTGTTGATATGAAAGAGTTATCACCTACTGGCTTAATGTAAAAAATACTATCAGCACAAACCTGTGTCTTTTTAAGTCCCTCGATAAGGGTAAGTGTTATTTCTTTACCCATAACCACCCCTAGAACGGAATATTACCGTCAAAGCTATCGCCCTGTTCAGCCATCGCACTCAATGGATCTAGTTTAGCTTTACTTGGTTTTGCCTGTTTCGGCTCATCTTGGCGACCTCCTAGCATTTGCAAAACATCGCCTTGTATTTCTGTTGTATATCTATCTTGGCCGTTGTTATCTTGCCATTTGCGTGTTTTTAAACGACCTTCAATGTAAACTTGAGAGCCAGTTTTTAAATATTGACCAGCAATTTCAGCAAGTCTGCGATAGAGCACAATGCGATGCCATTCTGTTTGAGTTTTTTTCTCTCCAGTGTTTTTATCCGTCCAGCTTTCAGAAGTTGCCACTGTGATGTTAGCAACCTGTTCACCATTTGGCATTGTGCGGATTTCTTGGTCATTGCCTAAATTTCCCACAATGATTACCTTATTAATTCCAGCCATTAGCTCATCTCCTTAATTAACTGTTGATAATATTCTTGAGCAGCATTAACTCGCTCTTTGATTTCTTCTATAATTTTGTCATCACGCTTAACTGTAACGGTCGTAATACGTTTTGATTGTGGTATTTGTTCCACTAAATCGATGTACCGTGTCGGGTCGTCATAGCTTGATAATTGCTCGTATGGAGTAGGTAAGAGTACAAAATCAATTTGAGCCTCTTCACAATCCCATAACCACATATAGCCTTGCATTTGGATTGTATAGCCTGCTTTCTTGGCTTTCTCTTCCGCCTCATCATTAAAGAAAGGGTGTGAGCAAATATCCCACGAGCATTTTGTATCAATGATTAGCTTTCTAGTCGGGACGTAAATATCACATTCGCCAGTAATCCAATCATTTTCACGTCTTTCTTCGTTTTTCTTTAAAGCCAATCCACGCTTGCGACCACTTAATTTAATAGCCTGCTCTTCAAGTGCGATGCCTTTCTCGGTGTATTTATTACCCTCAAAATCTTGATAGCCAAATAGGTCATATTTAACTATCTTTCTCACCGCACTTTTAGCGGTAGCGGATATACCACTACCGCTTTTCGGTTTAACCATTAAATCCGCAAGCCCAGAGCATCTAGCTTTCAGCTTGTACATTTCCATTTTCAACAGCCTCTAATTCCGCAATCTGTTCTTGGCTAAACTCATAAGCCCCACTATCGCACAAGTCTTGTAGGGTAGTCTCACCGTTGATAATGCTTTGTTTGCAGTTATTAAACGTTTCATCATCTACAACCGTTACAAAGCTCGCATCTTGAATATTATCTGCGTAGTTGAATTCTTGTTTTTCAGCATCTTTCACAACAGCTTGATCGGCCAATACTGCTTGTTGCATTTCAACCGATAACGGAGCTTGTTTTGATAGCAATAACTTCATCACGGTTTTTAATGCCATCGCCTCGAAGTTATCGGCCCAAACACTTGACGCCCATTGTCCTTTTGCTTTTTTATCAAGGTAAGTGCGGTAAGTTTGAGAATAACGCTGTGCGTGCTGATCGACTTCCGCCTCTGTCATATACAATTCAGCAGTAAAGCTATTCAATAATTCTAAGTAAGCATAATATCCAATAGGTTTTTCGTCCTGTGTTGGCTTTTGTTTCCAGTCAAATACATAGCCATTAATCGGATCTTCTTCGATTAATTGCTTTTCATACACCGGCACAGCGACCAATCTTTTAAACTGGCCAGAACGTTGAGCAAGTTGAATTAAGCCTTTGTAACCTAGTTGAAATTGTGCCTCTATCTTATTTTCCTTTTTATTGTTAAAAGGCACGATATAGGCAAAACCTAGCCCGTTTTGGAGAGGTAGATTTAAGGTTGCTGCCATACATGCAGCGTTAAAAATACTTGATGGTTCGGCTTTTCTTAATAATGCGTTGCTAGAAGCAATCTGCATTACACTTGTCGCAAATGTTGCTGAATTCTTCCCGATTAATTGTTCGACTTTGGTCTTAATAATAGGGTCATTAAAAAGCTCCCGAAGTGTTTTATACTTAACGGGAGCCTGTACTTGTTGATTTTGATTTGTCATTTTGTTTCACCTTTACTGGTTAATCATTAAGGATAAACCCTTTTCGATAATCTTCTTCTAGCTGTTTTAATCTATCTTCGGCCATAGCGGTCAGGATTTTAATTCGCATCTCTTCATAGTCAGTGCCAAGTGCGACCGCTTTAAGAAATTCGTCATCGTCAAACATCTTTTCACTAAACAAACAGATAGCATCATCATCACCGTTAGCAATATCTTCTTTGATTGCCTCTATTTCCATTTCTATGGCTCGATTGTGGTCATCTTCTTTGCCGCACTGTTTATCCCAATCATTGAACGTTTTGCGTTCCCATTGCGCTTGTAGGCTTTCCATTTGATACACCTCTTATAATTTCGAAAAAGTTATTCACATCATCAAACTGAAAGCCTTTAACTCGGCTACCGTTGATGATTAACGTTTTGGGTTGCGGAAGTTCGCCACGACATACTGCAGTCATAACGGTTGCGTGATGAACGCCAAACATTTGTTTTAAATCCAAGAAGATGAAGAAGTCTTTATCATCTTGTTTTGATTGTCTTTGATTGATGTAATTATCAAATTTATCAAGCGACTTAGTCATTGATGGAGATATGAATTTCCGTTTGCTAACAGATTTAGGAAGTTTGATTTTCTTCTCTTTAACTTTAGCCTTTGGCTTGTTATCGCCAATTAAGCGAAAGCGTGTTCCATACATAGCGTTGTAACGCTCAATATGTCTATTAATAAACATCAAAGCGTTTTGCTTTGAGTGCTGTGGGTACGTTTTATGAATTAGGCGACCATTAACGAAGAAAGAGGCTTTAAACATGCCATTAATCTCTTCTACATCAACTCTATAAGTCTTTTTTTCTTTCATCGTCTAATTCCTTTTGTTTGATGTTTGTGTATGCCATAGCCTCTTGTTTTGCTGGCTCTGTTAAATTTGGTTGATATTGCCCGTTCTCGGCAATCCATTGGATTCTTGCTTGTTCACGCTCTAATGCTGTCGGTTCGCTCGCCTCTGCTGCAAGTGCGGTAAGCATTGTCATAGCAACTAGGCAGATTGATAGGATAGTTACAATTACGTAAGCGGTGTTTTTGATAAAAGTCTTGATTTTCATAGGTTTCACCTCGTATGGTTATGAAGATATTGGTTAAAAAAATCCCCTAGAGCCAGCTATAAGCAACTAGGGGTATAACCAATCTAAAAGGAGATATTTTTTATTATGCTGTTGCTGTAACCAGCTAGAGCCGCTCTCGATCCATTTTATTTTCAAGAAGACTGGGCGATTCCATTCGCATTGTGAGAACGGCTTTAGCTGGTGGCTCCAAAGAACCATTAAGGTGCCTTTCTTTATACTTGCAAGGCTCAAGTCCCTTATTGTCTCTCACAACACTAAGGAATATAATTAAATCTCTCACAGCACAAATAAGGATTCTTCTATGAGAAACTATTTAATTTCTTACGATTTATACAAAGCTGGGCAAAATTACGATGGATTGATTAGTTATATTAAAAGCCATCAAGTTTGGGCTGCTATTCATAAATCAGTTTGGTATATCAAATCCAATAAATCTGCAGAACAAATTCGTAATGAACTGCTCATTTATTTAGATGAGAACGATAGTGTCTTTGTTACGGATATGAATAGTGCTGCTTGGAATAATCTGCCTGAAGGAAATGGTGAATACATTAGGCAGAATTGGATGAGGTAGATATACTCCCATTACCAGTGTTTAGCCCATTTCTATTAATTATTTCGATTGCTGAACAACATCTTTGAGCGATTAATTCTGGCTCTAAACAGCCATTTTCAACAGCTCTCAATACAGCCCATTTGATATTTTCTTTATCTCTTTCAGATAGGCTGTTTTCTTTTTTTTCTTTCATTTTTAACCTCGTTTGTTTTATGTCTGCCATTTCAAAGTATAAGTTTTAAGCCCTCATGCTCGGCTAATTGTAAGATGTCAAAATCAAATCCGGGAAAGTGACTATTTCTTCTAACAATTCT